GATAATTTATCACCATCTTCTTTTGCACTAAGAATTCCTTGGATCTTCAATACACACTCTTTTAATGGTTGAGGTCCGGGTGCTTTACCACCTGAAGTTACCAACATAGCCCCTTTTGGTCGAATATCAGAATAGTCGAACTTTATAGTCGAGCTTCTCTTTGTACCCATATATGACTTCATAAGAACCTTGATAGCATCTGCCCATCCTTCAATAGAATCACCAATTACAAAACGTCTTTTTCTCTTGGAAAATGGTTTTTGAATATGGGGAAGTTTATCAACATGATGTTTTTGTACAGAATATCCTACACCACAACCTGATAGTAACAAGAACATAGTTTCACTAAAAGAATCAATATGGTCTATTGGAAGATAACTACAATTATATAATCTGTTTGGGGAAATTTCAATTGGTTTACCACCGAACTGTAGACTTCTCATAGAAGGCAAAACTCTTTTTGAAAAAACATGTCCATAAGCTTCAGAAATTGAATCCTTCAGCTCTGGATACTTCTTCATGTGCATATCCATATTTCTAGTTACGATCTCTTCCCAAGTTTCTCTACGATTCAGCTCAGGATTGTATTTTGCATATTTCATATGAACTGTAATGTCACTTAAAATACTATTTGATAAATTCATATATTCTCCAATATTTTAATTGTATAATGTTTTAGGGTAATAATAATTATCATTATATGATTATATAGTTACTATTTTGGTTGCTGTAATTCATTAAATTTTTGGGCTAACATCTTTCTCATGAATTCACTACTACCATTAATTTGCTGTTGAGCTTCTTGACCTTGAATTGTGTTAGATTCAAAGATTTCCATCTTACCATTAGAAGCATTAATCTTACTCGGTAAGGTAATACCATCAGGACCAAATCTGTTTTTAATAACGTGCCAACGACCTGTACCAGCCACTTTATCTTCTATTTTTCGGGACAGTGATACAACAAAGTCTGCCGTCATAATCTTAGAATAATCTTCTGCAATCTTATCGGCCTGGATTACATCTTCTTGGAGTGCAGATCTATTTGCTTGGGATGCGGTCCAAACTGGTATCTGGTATTCACCAGCCATACCTCTTAGATCTTCATAAATATTACCAAGTTCATGTCGTTTTTCTTTACCTTGACCTCTTAATAAATCTGCATAATCTACAATAATCAAATCAGGCTTTTTATCATTAACTCTACACCTTTCTAAATGTGCAGCTAACGTATTGATACCAGCACCTTTTGTCGGATAATATTTTACAGTCAAGGAACCTGGTAGTTCATCTACAACCTTTTTTATCTTATCTTGGTGGTAGCGTAAATCTTGGTTCGCTATACCTGTAAAAACTGAATCGTAACGCATACCGACATAGTGTTCATTCAGTTCTAATGTATAGTGGACAACACTAAGGCCTGCTTTAACAGCATTTGCCCCAACATTGACCAACGCCCAAGATTTACCGATACCTGCTGGAGCGACCATAACTCCAAGCTCACCTTTACCTAATCCACCATCTGCTAAATCATCTATAACTTCCCAACCAGTTGTTACCGGATTTCTGACAGATTCTTGGTATCTTATCTCAATCTCATTATTATAATCATGGCCTAAATCTTTCTCGACTCCTGCTTTCATAGCATTGTCAATTTTAACTTTTATCTCATCAAATTCACCAACCTGCAATAATTCCACAGACTCTACAATAGCTTTTTTTAATGCTTGGTTTTTGCAAAAATCTAAGGTTTTATTCTTAATAAATTCTAGATCTGTTGCCTCGAATTGCTTATAAACATCTTTCAGATGACTCTTAACAGTCTCACCCAATAAGTCATTATCTAACTCATCAAGTTTAACTTTGAGAACTTCCATTGTTGGAGCATCTTTGTACTCCTGAAAGTAGTCCAGTATTACACCAATAATAAATTGATTGGCTTCAGACTCGAAAAACTTTCTTTCCAAGATATCTGAAATCTGTTGTAAAAATAAGCGGTCTGTGAAAAGGGAGGATATTAACTTTATCTGAAAGTTATAGCCCCAGTCGGATAGTCGGTCGGTCATATTTTTTCCTATTGGTCTATAGCTGACATAGCATCTAAATAATGGAAAGACTCTCTAAGCCAAAATTCAGGATTTTTTACTATTGTCATACGGTCTTCTAAAATATACTTGAGAAATTCAAACTTAACTAATCTTTGCATTGGACTATTAACAATATTGCGAATAGACTCTTTTGCTTGACCAGAAATTTCGACTTCTTCTAGTTGCATTAATTTATAATTAAGCTCCAATAAATTTTTACTAGCAGCTACGTCAGCAATTACTTTTGCTTCCGATTTGTGTTTTTCCGCATACTCTAATATGTTGTCCAGAGTAATTGTTTCTGAACCGAACAATATCGGCAAACGTTTTTCTAATGTTTTTTGGCCCAAACCTCTAATCCCAGGTATATTGTCTGATTTGTCTCCTAGTAGACTTTTATAAAGAATATAATTTTCTGGCTTAAGTTTAAACCTTTCTTGCATATCCTTTCTAAAATAGAATTTTTTAGCAGTTGGAGACCAAACCTGTATTCGCTCATCTACTAATTGTAGAAAGTCAGTATCAGTAGACATTATAAAGTGTTGACTATTTGGTAGTACCTGCTTTGCAATATAGGCTATAGCATCATCAGCTTCTATACGTTCCGTAGCCATTACAGTTACTGGGAGTTTATCCAAATACTGAGTAAGTCTTAGTATTTGTTGGCCCATTGAAACTTTTTCATCTTCTACACTAGTATTAGAATTAATTCTAGTTAGCCTGACGTTGAAAGTACGTTGAGCTTTGTATTCTGGAAATAGCTTTTTACGTCTTGCAGAACCACCTTTTCCATCGAAGCATATAATTACCCTTGTTGGTTTTATAGAACGAATAGCATAGCCAATAGATAACAAGAAACCCTTGATACCACCAACATGAATACCATCTTCATTAGTGGTTGGATTACATGTATAGGATCTAATAAAAGTATTAAGACCATCTACTAGTAAGACCCTATCATTAGGGCCTTTACTAGTATTATCGGTCTCTTTTAAGTTTTGTAAAATATCAATATACTCTTTTTTCATAACTCTCTTTTAGTTTAAGCTTCTGGCACGTCATCATTACCAATTTCTAAGTCGTCAATACCAATCTGATCTGTTTTGTAGTCCATAATCATGGATTCACAAATCTCATCATAAAGTCTAGCTTTACGTTCAGGGTCTGAAAGTATTTTGTCTTCGAACTCTTTAGACATAAATTTTATAATCTCTCCAGTAACAGTATCTGTATATGTATACCAACTACCACCTTGTGATACTAATTTATTATCTTTCATTATTTGAAGCCATGAACCATAGTCGTCAATACCACTATCAAATAGAATATTGAATTCTGCAGTTCTTAAAGGTGGACCCATCCTGTTTTTAACCACTTGAGCTTTGGTCTTGATACCTATAACCTGATCTTTACCATTGGATTTTACCTTAATCTGTCCAGCAGCTTTTAATCGTAAACGACATGAAGCATGGAAACCAATTGCCTTACCACCTGAGGTAGTATAAGGGTCACCGAACATAGCACCCAACTTAACTCTCAATTGATTAGTGAATACCAAACAAACTCTTTGGCGTCCAATCATTTGAGTTATTTTACGCATTGCTTTAGAAAGTATAATAGCTTTTTGAGTAGCCCAACCTTGTTGATCAAAATCATCTGATTGTTCAACTTTGGTTGTAGCAGCTGCAACAGAATCTACTACTATAGTTACTAATCTATCTTTATTAGATTCTCTAACTTTAGTAATAATATTCTCTATAACCTCAAAAATATCCTCAACAGTTTCCAATTGAACATATAGCATTTTACTAACATCAATACCAATACATCTTGCGAATTCTTCATTCATCGCATTTTCAGTATCAATATAAACTGCTAATCCGTCTTTCTTTTGGGTGTTAGCCAGAACATGGGCAGCTAGCAGGGATTTCCCACTAGCTTCTAAGCCCGTTAGTTCTGTTATTCGGCCGACTGGTAAACCACCATTTTTACGATTAGATAAAGCAAGGTCTAGAATACTAGAACCCGTACTAATCCACTCAGTCAAATCTGTTGGAGTATCTTCTGTTCCATCTAAGAAATAAGCAACTTTAAAGTCTTTGAATTTCTTATTTAGCGAATCAGCCAACACACCTGCAAGGTCGTCATTCCTATCAATCTTAGCCATAAATAAAACCTCTATTAATCATTAAATAAATCATCAAAAGCTGCTGATATATTATCAGTCTTTGTAACTTCCGATGGAACTGCTTGAGTAGCAGTAGTTGTTGTGGTAGTTGTAGTCGCAGTTGTAGCTGTTTCCTCACCACCATTTAACCATGTTTGTAATGCAGACTTTAAATCATCATAAGTACATTTTCGGTAAATATTGAAAATATCTTCTTGACCATTCATAATCTTTTCAGCAATGTTTTTATCTTCCGTTGCTGGAGTTACATTAGGCTTAACCATAATGGTTGTCTTAGGGAATCTTTCACTTCCTTCTGGTGGAGTGAAAGTAACTACAATATCACGTCCTGAATTTGGATCTGTAATATCACCGTAATCAGGGTCAGCAATAAAAGTTAAAAGTTCTTGATAAACTTGTTTACCAAAGCCCCATAATTTTACACCTTCAGACTCTTTACCACGAACAAGAACAGGTACATAAGTTCTCATTTTAGGTTCTAACTTCTTACCCAACTTCCAATCGTCTGAATTCCCAGAAGATTTTAATTGCTCTGCAAACTCTACAACAGGGTCTGCGTCACCAAAAGTTGTTGGGGAAAGATAGTTCTTTTTACCAAGATCATAATGAAAGAATAGCTCCAAAAATGGATTTTCTTTATTGAATTGGTAAGGTACGATACGTACTTGGTTCTTACCTGGTTCCGGCTTCCATAAGTTAGAAGTCCGATTGTTTGTGTTTTGTAGTCCGTTTAATTTACTACGAATTGCGCTTAAATCAATTGCCATTGAAATACTCCTTTAATTGTTAATAGTTACTTAAATATAATAAATCTTTTCTAAATAAAAAAATTATTTCCAGAAAAGTTGCACACAAATTATTCCCATTGATAAAAACAATGAGACTGCTGTTTTATAAGTTATACCTTCACCCATTATCCACCAAGTTAAAAAAGCATAAGTTATAATACCTAATGAGAAGCCTAGAAATCTACCTGGCCACAATACACCGAAATGCTCTACGGCATATTCAGTTGCTATGATAAAAGAATATGAAATTATGGTTCCGCCAATCAGAGAAAGTATTAATGGATTTCTTTTGAACCATGGCCAAAGGAACTGACCATTTACTTGGAACCATATCAAGGTTTGGCCCATAAGAAATAGGGCTGCTGATATTGCTAGTTTACTCATAGTTGTTAGTTTTTATTTGTTACATGCTAATATAAGAAAAAAAACCC